ATTTTAGAAAGGGATTTCATCGTCCATATCCTGATCTATTTTTTCTTCATTTTTGTCTGATAAATTGTCACCTTCTGCATATCTGTTAGGCTCACGTTTTTTGCTACCTAATAGCTTCAGCGCATTAGCTTTTACTTTAAAATACGTTTTATCGTTGTAGTCTCGCACTTTAAATTCACCAGAAACAGCAATAGGGTCACCACCTTTTATATGATCGCAGACATTTGTGTTATAATATTCACACTCAAACCATATGGTTTTTTTCTTATCACCGAAACCATCGTCTACAGCGACACTAAAGCTTACAAATTTATTGTTTGAAAATTCTTTTATTTCAGCATTTTTTGCAATGCGTCCTACTATGGAAATTTGTTTCATAATCCTAATTCCTTTTTTCTTTTATGGTGTGCATCCATTACAGCGTCATATTGATCTTCTGTAATACCTACTGATTTTATAAGGTTACTCCTACTATGGAAATTTGTTTCATAATCCTAATTCCTTTTTTCTTTTATGGTGTGCATCCATTACAGCGTCATATTGATCTTCTGTAATACCTACTGATTTAATAAGGTTACTGTATCGTTTTTCGTTAGCTTCAAATCGTGCTGCATTACAGTTTTTGTAAAACTCTAGAGCCGCTTCTACCCTTTGCTCTGTATCACCTACTGATACGTCAGGATTTTGTGGTTTAGCTTCTTTAAAGTCATCTGCTTCTTCTTCTGAGTATACATCACCATGTAAGCCCACAAGTTTTAGTATAACACGATCTTTGGCGCGTTTTTCTGCCATAGCAAACGGATAACTGTTTTTATTGTTGTAAGGTGCAGCTTCACCTATTGACCACTCTGTAGCGTTCTCCATGTGTCCTGTAACGCATATAACTGCCTCTTTAGAGGCAACATCACAAGATATAATCTGTGGTGCATCAAACATAATATTTTTATGTGCAGCTATTTTTTCTAAAGCTTTATGCAGCATTACAGGAGTGCCGTGACAATCCCATACTGCTTGATTTTCAGTAAGGTTTACTTCTTCTAAAAGTTTACTAAGTTTTGCAGGTAATTTAGGCATCCTCTGTCTCCTTTTTATTGGAGCGAATACCAGCAAAAACACCATCTTTATCAAAGTCATCACAAGCTTTTGTTACTGCTTTTTCTATAACAGAGATAGCTTTTGCACCGAAAGTATAGTTAGCTGGTTCGCCATAAACTCTTTCAGCTATTTCTTTTTCTGTTAGTTCCATAATTGCTTTAGTTATATATAACCGTATTAATGATGGGCTAGGATATGTTTGACCTAATTTATTGTCCATTTTTTCGTACCTTTTTTTATTTACTATTGTCTTATATCTTTATTAGTCTTATATATGCAACCATAAAGTTGCACAATGGAGACTTTTTTATGGAAAATATTTTATCAACTGAGGAAATAGTCAGGCGTTTAGATGGGCGTGTTCTTGCTAAAGTCATAAGGGATGTAGGCATTTCTAAGCATACTGTTTACCGCATTATGAAAGGTGAGGATGTATATTATTCTACAGTTAAAAAACTATCCGATTACCTTATTGAAAAGGAAAAACCCACAGTGAGGTAATACTGTGGGCTTCCCAAAAAGGTACGTTTTGTGCATAATGTCAAAACCAATGAAATATGCAAGGTCAACATAAACGATCTTGCCCAACAAGAAAAGGGTAAAAAAATTGTCAAATTTAGTAAGTAATTTAGTCCAAACAAAACGGATTGGTTCTACTACTCAAAAAGCGATCCTAATGTATATGGCAGACAAGGCTAGTGATGATGGCAGTGGTATCTGGGTTAGCAAAAAGAATATGGCTGCTGATTTGGAGATGGCTATTAGAACGCTTCAGACAAACATTAGAGATATGGTTTCTTCAGGTTTATTAACTGAGGCAGGACAGAAAAAATGTAAAACTGGATACACTGTAGACTATTCTCTTAACCTGGAACGTATTGGAACACTTGAGAACACTAGAGAACCCCATGCAATAGCTGCACCCCTGCAGGAGATGCACCCCTACCCCCGCAGCAAATGCACCCCTACCCCTGCAGGAGCTGCACCCAAACCATCCTTAGAACCATCCATTAAACCTAATATAAGTGTTAGGACTATTTTATGTGAATGGTTAGTAGAAGAAAATTCAGCAGATAGTTTTATAAAATATCGCAAGGGAATTAAAAAAGAGCTCACAGAAACAGCAGCAAAAAGATTAGCTGAGAAGTTAAGATATATTTTTGTTGGTGGTGGAACGCCAGAAGATGCCCTGGCAATGTGTGAAGAAAAAGGTTGGCAATCAATAGAACCTGATTGGTATTTTAATACACTTTTTGGTAAAGATAGTTTAGAATACAAGAAGGCTATGGAAAGAATATTAGAAGTTAAAAAAGGTATAAACTAATGAATTATGGTTATCGTATAAATTTAATTAAAAAAGAATTAGAAAACTTATTAAGTAGCTATTCTATTCCTATGCACTTACGCCACGATGAAGACGTAAAAGCAAAAGAAATAGAGATAATTTCTAAAGCATTAAATCAATTGTTTCCTAATGATTGTAACCAAGAGGTTATATCTGGAGCATTTGAACGCGCTGAATTAAAAATAAAAGCTGCACATATGTCCAGGTCATGGCCTAAAGCATCAGATATTGCCACAGCGATTAAAGCAAGTATTGCAAGTGATAGTGATGCTTTTGGTGTCTCTGCAACCTGGTATCCTGATCCAAAGGTAATTAATGCTAACAGAATTAAACGTGGTGAGCCAGTAAGTGAATTTTATATCAATGGTAAACTAGGTGAAGAATTAATAAATGATGGTTTAATAACTGAGCATGATCTACAGCCATACAAAGAATACTTAGCCGTAGAAAAAATAGACAGAATATGATAATAGCAAACAACACATTTTTGTGTTACTCTACATTGGGGCGATACTGCTTCATAATCCTCCCAATGTGAGGTTGCCTCAACTGCCCCTATGTGATCTGCTCCGTAGGGGCTTTTCTTTTTGCAAATATATAATATAATACCATATATAGACGCACCCAATTATGGACGGACTAAATGAAAAAAACTTTAACTTGGCCAGCTGATAAAATAGAGCGAAAAAAAGTAAAAAATTTAATACCTTACGCACGAAACAGCAGGACTCACAGTGAAGAACAAATATCACAAATTTCAGCAAGTATTAATGAATGGGGTTTTACTAACCCGATTCTGATAGATGTTAATAATGAAATTATAGCTGGGCATGGGCGTTTACTTGCCGCGCAAAAGTTAGGTTTAGACGAAGTTCCATGCATAACGGCTGTTGGTTGGTCTGACGCACAAAAGAAAGCCTATGTCATTGCTGACAACAAGCTGGCCCTAAACGCTGGATGGGATAACGATATGCTTTCCGTAGAGTTTTCGGAACTTAAAGATTTGGATTTTGATCTGGGACTTACAGGTTTTGACGCGGACGAATTGGCAAAGCTGCTGCAAGAGCCAGAAAAGGAAGGTTTGACCGACGAGGACGATGTTCCAGATGCACCAGAACAACCTGTTACGGTGGAGGGTGATGTTTGGCTATTAGGTAGCCACAGAGTAATGTGCAGCGATGGTACTAATTTTGATTCCGTAGATAGGCTTTTAGAAAATAAAAAAGCCAATATGTGTTTTACCGATCCACCCTATTTAATGGATTTTTTGGGTGGAATACACGCAGATGGTTCTAAGTCCTTTAATGCGACTCATGGTGCGATTAAAAATGATAAGATGTCCAAAAAGGACGGGGAGGAATTTTTAGATGCAATTAACACAACAATTAAAACATATGTAGACGGAGCGTTTTACATTACTTTTTATCGTTTGGGCATAAACGGTTATTATGAAAGTTTAGAGCGTGTTGGATTGAAGTGCCGTTCACTAGTTATTTGGGACAAAGGAAACCATACACTAAGCAACAGTGATTACATGAGTATGTATGAACCTATTTTTTATGGTTGGGTCAATAATCATAAATTTTACGGTGGAAAAAATGGCATGGATATTTGGCGTATAAATCGCACAAAAAAAAATGATCTGCATCCGACGATGAAGCCAGTGGAGTTATGTTTAAAAGCGATAAAAGATGGTTCTCAAGTAAATGGGTTAGTTTTAGATTTATTTGGCGGTTCAGGTTCTACGTTAATAGCGTGTGAAAAAATAGACCGTGAATGCCGTGTAATGGAGTTAGACGCTAAATACTGCGATGTTATAATTAAGCGTTGGCAAGACTATACTGGTAAATTAGCCGTTCTTGAGGAAACAGGACAAACTTACCATGATTTAAAGGCGGTCAGATGCAAAGCCGCGTAATGAGTGGAGTAGAAGCGGTTACTAACGTGCTAATAGGGTACGCAATCGCAACCGCAGCAACTTATGTTATATTACCTTTACACGGTTACAACGTAACAACACAAAAAGCCTTGTCTATCTCTTTAGCTTTTACTGTCATATCTTTAGCGCGTTCTTACATTTTACGTAGGTTTTTCAATAGGTTATGAGATGAATGAAAAAAACAAGGGTGGCAGACCACCAATAAAACTTAGTAAAGAACAAAAGGGTGAGTTGGAAACCTTAGCTGCTGTGCTTAACGTAGAACAGATTGCAGATTACTTTGGTATAAGTAGACGTGTATTCTATGATATTATGGAGAGAGATGAAGAAGTTTCTGCACAGTATAAAAAGGGTAAAGCTAAAGCTGTCGGTTTCGTAGCACAAAATTTAATTCAAAAAGCAAGGGGTGGTGATTTAGGAGCGCAGATATTTTATTTAAAAACACAAGCTGGTTGGAAAGAGACCCAGAAATTTGAGGGTTCTGGAAATGACGGTGAACATGTAATAGCTTATAAATGGATGGATAATGAAGACGAGGACAATTAAGTATAAACCTCGTGAGATGCTTAAACCATTTCATAAACGTAATGAGCGTTATGCTATTATTGTGGCTCATAGACGTTTTGGTAAAACCGTTGCCGCGATTAATGATTTAATAAAAGACTCATTAACAATACCGCGTAAGAATGTTCGTGTTGCTTATATAGCGCCATATTATAGACAAGCTAAAGCTATTGCTTGGGATTATTTACTGGAATACACAAGAGATGTTGAGGGTAGCTTAGTAAACGCAAGTGAATTGCGCGTAGACTTTCCTAACGGTTCTCGCATTCGTTTGTTTGGCGCAGATAATTATGATGCAATGCGTGGATTATACTTTGATAGCGTTGTGTTAGATGAGCCAGCTGATTTTCCTGCAAACGCCTGGCCTTCTGTTATTCGTCCTAGTTTATCAGATCGTAAAGGAAGAGCGACATTTATTGGAACTCCCAAAGGAAAAAATGATTTTTGGGATATTTGGCACGATGCTCAAAACGATGGAAATTGGTACGCTGCGATGTTTAAGGCTTCTGAAACGTCAATATTAGACTCAGAAGAACTTGAAGAAGCTAAACAAACTATGGGCGAAGATCGCTATGAGCAAGAGTTTGAATGTAGTTTTGAAGCTGCTATTCAGGGCGCATATTACGCAATGGAAATGAAAACAGCTACCCAAGATAAACGTATTACAAAAGTGCCATATGATCCTAGTGTTGGTGTAACAGTTTCTTGGGATTTAGGAATAGGCGATAGTACATCTTTATGGTTTGCTCAATTTGTAGGGCAAGAAATAAGAATAATAGACTTTTATGAAATGTCAGGTGTTGGTTTAGACCACTATGCAAAGGTGCTAGATGAAAAGGGTTATCACTACAAAGAGCATATATTACCGCATGATGTAAAAGTTAAAGAGCTTGGTACAGGTAAAAGCAGATTAGAAACATTAGACGCTCTTGGTGTTAACAACATATCTATAGCTCCTAAACTATCTATAGACGATGGAATACAGTCAGCACGTTCTATGCTTAATCGCTGTTGGTTTGATGAAGAAAAGTGTGGGCGTGGTGTAGAAGCATTACGGCAATATCGCAGAGAATTTGACGAAAAAAACAAATCATGGCGTGGTAGACCATTGCATGATTGGACATCACACGCAGCCGATAGTTTCAGATATATGTCTGTTGGACGTAGGGAAGTGCAAGAATGGGGTGAGCCTATAAAAAGAAATTTGCGTGGAATTGCTTAGTGTGATAAGGTGCATCAAAACTTGCGGAGAACCTTATGTTACCTTTTGTACAACCTACTGACGCTTATGGACAAATTAGCGATAACTTCCTACCAGAAACAGATTATGTTGACGCCAGAGTATTAGCAGCAAATACAGCAGAAAGTATTGCAGTCCCTGCTGGTGCAAAGTTTTGTACTCTGACAGCAGATGGAGAGTTTTACTTTAACACTAGAGCAGCAGCCGCTAAACCAGCAGCAGATATAAGTAATGGTTCTGCATCTCGCGTTGGTGATCCAAATGGAACTAATATAATCGTTACACCAGCAGATAACATAAGTGTTATTGCTACAGGCGTTAGAATAGTAACCGCTACGTTCTGGGGTGGATAATGGCAAAGCGTGGACTTTACTCCAACATAGCAGATAAAAGAGCTCGTATTAAAGCTGGTAGTGGCGAGAAAATGCGTAAGAAGGGTGCAAAAGGTGCGCCTACTGATAAAGCTTTTAAACAGGCTGAAAAGACAGCAAAGAAACCAAAAAAGAAAAAGGGGAAAAAATAATGCCAGGATATGGACATAAAGGCGGTATGAAAAAAGGTGGCAAGAAAAAAGGCGGTAAGAAAAAGTAATGGGCTTGCTGGATGATATTCAAAAAGGTCTAGGCTTTAAAGATCGTGATAAAGATTATTATGATCGTACTGCTAAATCTATAGGTAGACAGCGTGGTGCTGCTGCTGAAGCAAGATATAGAGATACAACTGGATTAAGTTCAGGTGGTAACATTGGAAGCCCTGGTATGCCACAAAGAGGTGGATTGCTATCAGGTATGAGATTTGGTGAATACCGTGATATGAACGATATGTTTGATCGTGGTGGCCCAGATGCTAGTGGTGGTAAGTTTGAAGGTGGTGGATTGTTAAGTGCTATTGCAAATGTTTTATATGGCTCAACAGCACCTACAAGAACAGAAGGTTTTGGTTCGCCATCAAGTATGTTGGAAACAGCAGGTACATCTGGAATGAGTAGACCGTATGATGCAGAATTTTATAGGCAATATTTAAATGCACAATTTACACAACAAATACCCCCAAATTTAACTTATGACCAATATTACGATCAAACTTTCCCCTGATAGTTAAATGGCAAAAGAAAAAGACCCTAGATTAAAACGTGCTGGTGTAGAGGGTTTCAATAAACCAAGACGTACTCCCAAGCAT